CTGACGGTGGCCAACGGCGACCGGATCATCTGGGCATCGGGGCTTGGGACGTGGCAGATCCTGCGCAATGCCGGCGTGACGCTCGCCGCAGCCGACGCGCGCTATGTGGCGCTGGGCGGCTCGGTCATGACCGGGGCGTTGACGCTCTCGGGCAACGCCGCCAGTGCGCTGCAGGCCGTGCCGTTGCAGCAGGTGCCGGTGGCATCGAGCACGACACCAGCGATGGATGGCACCGCGACGGTCGGTGCGGGCACGACCTGGGCAAAAGCCGACCATATCCACCCGACCGATACCTCCAGGGCGTCGGTGGCGTCGGTGACCGCAGCAGGCGCGTCGGCAGCCAACAATGTAGGACGTAATCTGATCCACAACTCGATGTTCAATGTGGCGCAGCGTGGCGGGGGACCGTGGACGACGGGCGGATATACACTGGATCGATGGTACCATCAAACAGCGACAGACACATTCAGTTCTAGCATGGCGCCGTTAAACGATGCCCATCGCGCGGCGATAGGGGATGAGGCGGCAAGGTTTGCTTACAGCAACACATTCACAGGAAATGCGGCGGCTGGTGCGTTCAATATGCTGTTTCAGCGCATCGAAGGCGTGCGCCGCCATGCTGGCAAGACGATTACTCTCTCGTTCTGGGCATACTGCACATCTGGCGCGTTGAATCTTGGTGCTTCGATCGACCAGGTTTTTGGCACAGGCGGTTCGCCATCGGCATATGTCCCAGGTAACGGGACGGCGGTTACGCTTTCAACGGCGTTTGCACGATATAGTGTGACACTGAGCGTGCCCTCGGTATCCGGCAAAACGCTAGGAACCAACGGGGATGACTTTACACAGGTTGTATTCTGGTTTTCGTCTGGCGCGACCAATGCGCTGCGATCCGGCAATGTTGGCGTGCAGAGTGGTGCCATTGCACTATGGGGTGTGCAGCTAGAGATCGGCAGCGTTACCACGCCGCTGGAGAAGCCGGACCCGCAGGTCGAACTAGCGAACTGCCAGCGGTTTTATCAGGGCGGCAATATGTCGCTACAAGGTTACGGGGTTACCGGTGTCACGCTTGCCATGGGCAATCCATTCCCTGTGTCGATGCGGGCAGCACCGACTATGGTGCCGACCTTTACAACGCAGGTGAATTGTTCAAGTCCCGCACTTGGGACGTTCAATAATGCCTATTTCCAATACTTCGCTACTGTGACCGCAACAGGACAAATGGTCTTGGGCGGACCATTCACCGCATCCGCTGATCTGTGAGGACAACATGGCGTCCGAATACCAACTAGTCGCACAGCTTCCTGGCATGACGATGCAGACCGTGCAGCGCATGTCGGACGGCGCGTTCATCCCGTTCGATCCGGCCAATCGGGACTATCAGCTTTACCTTCAGTTCTTGGAAGATGGGGGCGTGCCCGATCCCGCGCCTGAACCATTGAAACCTGCTACTGAGGCGTGATGGGAAAGCCTCTAAGAGATTTGACGGACCAGCGGTTCGGCTTCCTTGTCGCGCTGCGTCTCGGTGAGAAGCAGCGCAGGGATAACGGCGCGTGGTGGCTGTGTCGCTGTGATTGCGGCACCGAGAAGAACCTGCCAGCGCACGATCTGGTGCGGGGCAAGATCATGTCATGCGGCTGTCAGCACGAGGCCCTGAAGGACATCAACCGTGTCATTCATGGCAAAAGCAAAGGCGACCGGACTTATCGCATTTGGCAAGCCATGCTCAATAGATGCCGCAACGCAGGCACGCCGGCCTGGGCGCGCTATGGCGGTCGGGGCATCACAGTCTGTGCCCGTTGGTCTGTCTTTGAGGACTTTCTGGCTGATATGGGACAGGCCCCTGCTGACCGGTCGATAGACCGCATCGACAATGACGGAAACTATGAGCCGGCCAATTGCCGCTGGGCAACGCGAGTCGAGCAGGCCAACAACGCGCGGCACAATGTCAGGATCACATATGACGGCCAGACGCTGACGCGTTCACAATGGGAACAGCGACTAGGTCTGGGAAAGACAACATTGCGCGGGCGATTAAGCCGAGGCTTGTCGCTCGCAGAGGCAATGATCCCCGCGTGGCAGACCGAGGGCAACGAGCCGGCCCCGGCGCCAGAGCCGCACACACCGACAGCGAAGGAATAGCGCCATGCCAGTACTCGTAGGCACGATCAGGGCTTCGTCCACCGGCAATCCGGACTGGAAGGCGTGCGACGGCGGCACGGTCTACGTCGCAGAGAGGAAGGTCAGCGGTGTCACCGTGCTTCCGCGCGCCGCTCCCGCGCCAGGGTATGGTGACCACCGCGACTGGAAACGCCGCGTCGGCCAGAAGTATGGCTGGACCGGCCTAGGCCCGACTGGCTTTCGCTTTCGCCTGCCTGTCGCGGGGGACGGCGCTTACGTCAAAACCAACGACGACACCGCCGACACGTAAGGAGCGACAGATGCCCGACACGTATACCACCAACCTGTCCCTGACGCTGCCGGAGATCGGAGCGAGTCGGGATAGTTGGGGCGCCAAAACTAACGACAACTGGAACATTGTTGACGAATTTCTGTTTATGGCCATGCCGATCGGCGTGGTTTTGGACTACGCCGGCTCGACGCCTCCGGACGGGTGGCTCGCGTGCGACGGGCGTCTGATCTCCAGAACGACCTATTCGCAGCTGTTCGCGGTGCTCGGCACGGCGTGGGGGGCGGGAGATGGTTCCACCACATTCCGGCTGCCTCCGACATCAGGCCGTGCATCGGTCGGGCCGGGCAATGTCATCGACGAGACCGGTGCCACGGTGGCGTTCACCTTCGCGCAGATCCGGGGCGCAGTGGCGCGACCGATCGCCCAGGGCCACCTGCCGGCCACCGTTATTGCCACCAACGTGCAGGGCTGGCACGGGCACGGTGGCGTCACCTACGCCGCCGGCAGCCATTCGCACAGCACCGATGTGCAGGGCTGGCATAGCCACGGCGGCGCCTATCTGCCGGACCACGGCCATACTGGCGTCAGCAACACGCAGGGAGACCATGAGCACCGGATAAACCTGCCGCAGCGCGGCGCTGGCACGAGCGGCGGCGGCTTCGATGTGATGAGCGGCTATTTTGGCATGGCCGACTACATGACCAACATCACCGGAGCCCATTCTCACAGCATTACCGCCTGGGGCGCTGGCAACCTCGGGCTAGCCATTCCCGGCGACGGCAGCCACGGACACAACTTATCCGCTGTCGGCGATCACCAGCACAATCTGGCCATCTACGGCGACGGCAACCATCAGCACACCATCACGCTAGGTTCTGGCATGTGGTTCGACATCATGGCGCCGGTCGTCGTGGTCACCAAAATTATTTACGCGGGAAGCCAAGCCTCCAGCCGCAGCATTACCGGCGCTGCGGCGGGCGCAGGGCCGACGCGACACCTCGCCGCACCGTCGCGGGGCAGGCACTGACATGCCCATCCAGCGTGTCCTGCAGGCGCCGCCGCCGGGCATCTTCCGAGGTGCCACGCCAGCGGCATCGGCGGGCCGGTGGTTCGACTCAAATGGCGTGCGGTTTCGCCAGGGGCAGGCGCAGCCGATCGGCGGATGGGCCATCCAGCCCAACACCGCCACCACGACGCTGGCGCGCGACATCCTGAAGTGGCACGACAATTCCAATATCAAGTGGGCGGCGTTCGGCACCGACGACAAGCTGTTTGCCTACAAGTTCGACACCCAGACGCTTTTTGACATCACCCCGGTGGGCGTGGGGCCGCTCGAGCCGCCAGGCGCCCGCGTGGGCTACGGCCTCGCGGACTACGGCGAAAGCACCTACGGCACGGCGAGAGACGCCAGCGACGTCGGCCCGCAGGACATCGCCGCCCTGATGGGCGACCGGTGGTCGATGGACACCTTCGGTGAGATCCTGCTGATCGTGCCGACGCAGGACGGGCACCTGTTCGAGTGGGACCCCAACACGCCCACGGTGCTGCCGACGATCGTCACCGAGGCGCCCGTGCAGAATCGCGGCGTGGTGGTCACCGACCAGCGCCACGTCGTGCTGCTGGCAGCTGGAGGTGATCCGCGCACCATCGCCTGGAGCGAGCAGGAAAACTACCACGTATGGACGCCGCTGGTGACCAACCTGGCCGGCGACAAGATGCTACAGACACAGTCCTACGCTGTGGCGGCGGTCAAGGCAGGCCAGGGCGTGCTGATCTGGACCACCAACGACCTGCACCTGATGACCTATGTCGGCCCGCCTTACGCCTACGGCATCACCATGATCGCCTCGGGCTGTGGCGTGATGAGCCCGCGGTCGCTGGTGCAGATCGGCAATAACATCATGTGGCCGGGCCTGCAGACGTTCTGGAGCTACAGCGGCACCGTGCAGCCGATGCCGTGCGAGGTGCAGGACTGGTTCTTCTCGCTGGTCAATCGCGAGATGTTGGGCCGGGTGTTCGGCTCGCCCAACCCGACATTCAGCGAAGCATGGTGGGACTGGCCCGACGAAGGCAGCACCGAGTGCAACCGCTACATTGCGGTGAACTACGCTGATCAAGGGCGCCCCTGGACCATCGGGGTGCGTCATCGCACCGCCGCCGACCCGTCAGGAGCGATGGACTTCCCCGTGTTGGGCGGACCTGCGCCGTCCGGCAGCGGCGGGGTGCTGTATCTGCATGAGTATGGCGTCACCGATGCCGGCCTGCCACGCGGCGGCACCGGGCAGATCTACCTCGAAAGCGGCGATGTGTCGCTCGGCGAGGGCGACAAGCGCTACCACGTGCGGCAGGTGGCGCTCGATGCGACGACGGCGTCCGGTGTGGTCCAGAACGTGCTGGGCTGGCGCTTCTTCCATAAAGAGCAGATGCACGACACGACGGAGTATGACACCGGCACCTACACCGTGACCCACAATGGCCTGCTCGATGTCAGATTCAGTGGTCGCGTTGCCAGGATCAGGCTGGAGGCGCTGACCGACGAGCCATGGGCGGTCGGACGTCCTAAGCTGATGATACGGCCAGGGGGGAAAAGGTAGGTGGCAGTTGCTCCACGCACGCCAGCGATCCATACGCAGCTGCGGTATCCGCCGCAGCCGTATGCGGCACCCACGGCTGGCTCGGTGGACGAGCGGCTGGCGGACATCGCCAAGGCGATCAACACCAAGGCCGACCGGATCGGCATTCCCAACGTCACGGCGATCCAGATGACCGGCCAGAACGGCCTGCCGTATCTGCTCTATGTCGATGCAACAGGCGCGCTGAAATGCGATCCGGTGGTGGAATGACCCTGACGAACGAACAGAAGGTGCGGCGGTTCGAGAAGGCGCTGGCGCAGGCTGGTAACACGCACTCGATCTCCGATGTCATGCAACGGATCGAGCAGAACCGCGCCTGTTGCTGGACCAACGGTGACAGCGTCGTGGTTACCGAGGTCCTGATGTTTCCACGACTCCGTGCGGTGAACTACTGGCTGGTGAGTGGCAAGCTGCAGGAGTGTGCGGCGCTACAGCCTGACATCGACGCGTGGGCGGTCTCGGAGGGTTGCAGCGTTGCTACGGCCACGGGCCGCATGGGATGGCTCAGACTGAGCGAGACGCCGCTGGGGGCTGGCTGGAAGCCTGCCGGCGTAAAGTTCTGCAAGGAGTTAGTCTCATGAGCGGCGGCGGCGGCGGCGGCGGGCAGAACACATCAACTGTTCAAAATTCCAACGCGTATATACCACCATGGCTGGAATCGTATGGACAGCAAGCTGTAGCTCGTGCAAGCGATTTAAGCAATCAAGGATACCAACCGTACGGCGGCCAGACCGTTGCCGGCATCGATCCGGCGCAGCAGCAGGCCTACAACCAGATCGCTGCCATGCAGGGGCTGGGGACTGGCGCCGCTGCTACCGGCATCAATGCCCAGGCTGGTATGGCCGGCCAGGTGGCGCCGCTCACCGCCGCTGGCATCCAGGGCAATACCAACGCGCTGCAGCAGGGGTTTCAGCAGCAGGTCTACGGACCGTCGCAGGGCCTGCTGGGCAACTACACGAGCCAGGGTCCGGCGACGGCGCAGGGTGTCGCGGCTGGCGCGCAGCAACTGATGTCGCCTTACACCCAGTCGGTCGTCGATCCGGCGAACCAACTGATGCAGCAGCAACTGGCGCAGAACCTGCACACGATTGGTGCTGGTG